TAAAGAATCATCCTCTTTAATCTTGTCGTTACTTCTATAAATGTATATCATCTTCATCTCGTCCTCTAAGACCACATTGTATCTCTGACAAGTTCGCCCGGATATTCCGGCAAGACCACCAACATAATCCTGTGTCATGTGACCAATCTTACCTTGAAGATTAGGCATACCATCCTTACATTTCATATTGGCAGACCAATCAAATGAACTGACAAGAGCCACATAATATTTCAGTATGGATATTTTCTTCTTCATATCTGCATCATGTGTCAGTATCTTCTCAACCTCATCAGATGATACCATGACAAAATGCTGTCCTTCCTTTGAAGTATCAAAGTATAAATTCTTTATATCCAATACAAACTCAATTCCTTTACCAAATGACTGCACTATCTTAATCCTGTCAACGGCATCAAGTTCGTATATTCCACGCTGCAATGCATCCGTAAATGCTTTAGGATATTTCTCACTTACACCAACAAGTGTATAAGCCATTCTGTTGATAGATACACAGTCCTCTGTAATCTCCAATGACTTCAAAAAGATATTCTCATCCATCATCTTTCTCAGTGCTATGTATGCAAGCACTCCATCAGGTGTTAATGTGTTTCCTGTAACCAAATTTTCTTCTAAAAATAATCTCATTTTTTATGCTCCTTTTTATGTGTTTTTCTAGGGCGACAACTATGCCCTTTTTATGTGTATGGTTGTCCAAATCTACTGACAACAGGACAGATAAAATGGCATCATCTGTGACACATATTATTAGTAGATAAGGAATTAGTAGTAGATAAGTGATAGGACTCGTTTGCACGAGTTCCCATCTCTGGTTTTATTATTTTGTTTTCTTAATCTTGTCTAAAATTCCATCTGCATATTCAAATACAAATACACTTCTCTTTCCATCTGAATCTGTTTTGTCGGGTTTAATATCAACTACCTTAAATCCATCCTTTAATAACTCTCTCGCCTTGTTAGCAGTAAAGATAATAATTGTGTTCTTTTCCATTTGTAATATTCTCCTTTTGAATTTTCTTTTTTCTGTTGGTGCGTACCTTCTGGTACGAGTTCATAATCATAAGTTCTTCATCTGATAAATTGTCCTCTGTGGACAACTGCATTTCTAATAAATATTCGTTCATCTTTCTGTGTCCTTTCTTTTGTTATAGGGTGACTGTAATGTAGCCACCCACTTATATATTCTCTATTTAGTTTTCAATTAAGCCGTCTTTTTCAAGACAGAATACTTTGCTACATTTCTAAATGTAAAAGCCAGTGTGACCAATCCTCTCTCTAAATCTTTTATGGATTTCACACCGCACATATTGACCTGTTTCTGCTCAAAACTTCTCCAATTGTCATATTGTTTTGTTGGAAGAGATATATCTATTCCCAACTTCTCGCTGATTGTGGCGACATCTAACTTTGATTCAATCTGTTTTGTTTCGCTGTTGTATCTAATCTTCTGAGATAATCCATACTTGTCCATTAACTGATAAAATTCTTTAATGTCGTGACGCTTCTCTACCTCATATAATTCAGGTAAATCCAATACATCACAAAGAAAGAATCTGTTTCTCTCTTTGAATTTGGTCGAATAAAATCCTTTGAATGTGCTGTCGATACAAAGCAGCATCATCTTTCCTTCTTCTGTTTTTGGTAATGGGATATTGTATAAAGACCAAACAAGTAGAGCAGTTGATCCTGCATACTTATTTGTATAGCCATAATTAGATACGCTTGCTAAGATATTAGGATTGATACAACGAGGATTTACATGGTCGTCTATATCTTTCCTGCTGATATGATTGTCAAATGCCATTTCATTTCTACAAAACGCTACATCACACCATACTCTTGTGCGTGATTTATTTTCCTTGAAATAAGCATCTGGACTTGCATAGATATTATCGAAATCATAGAAGTATTCTACATTCCAGTTTGGATGTACACTCTGTACAACTGCAACTGTTGTGAGTGAATCAATATCATCACTCAATACTAAATCAAATTTTTCATTACTCTTATACCACTCAGGTACTTTACTTAAATATTCCACGTTCATTACGTTCACCATCTGGGCGAAATAATTCGCTCAGACAGTTAATCATAATGAAGATGAAATACTTGCGTTCTTTCTGCAAATTATTTCACCTTGCCTTTCTACCGTTTTTTGGTTACTTCCTTTGTTTTATAGTCGCCATGTCCTATTCATACATTTCCGACTTTTGTTCTTGTGATTTGTTCGCACAGATTTGTGCGTAAGATTATTTATGATTTTTATAGAAATCCATTACCTTAGAATATAGGTCTGGATATATTTTGATTTGTTCTTTCTCCCAACGACAGATAGTTGACTTGTTACATTCCGCATAATCGGCTACCACTTGTTGAGAGATTTCTAAACTTCTTCGCCATTTGCGAAATTCTTTCCCTGTCATTGTGTTCTCCCTTACATATTATGGTCTGATAAATCGTACCAAGCCCAGTCCATAATCTCTTCTGGAATCCATTCATCTCCATCTAACCATGCTTGTGCAAGTTCTTCTGCATACTCATAAGCGTTCTCTTCTACAGTGTCCCAATCTATTAAGAGTTCTACATCTATCTCTTCTCCGAACATTGCAAGAACCTCTGCTTCTTCTTCTGCACGCTCTCTTTCTTCACGGTATGCTTGGGTGTATGGGTTAGAATATCCATCTAATGACTGATACCGACAACCTTCATCAGCAAGTCCCCATTCTTCAATCATATCGTCTACAGATGAGTGAGCATCTATGATACTGTTGAATCGGTCTAATCCCCATCCACCACCGTCATAGGATTGTCCACCTGCTTCACGATAAGCACCAAGAAATGATGCGGAAGTTGCAGCAGACCTAATGGATTTACCGCCAAATATTCTACTGAACAGTCCCATTACTCATCACCTGACTTTTTCTTTTTACTGGTCTGATTTGGTCTTGGTTCTTTTGGCAGTGGCTTTCCAATGCCATAGATGCAGTTGATAAAAGCATTATATGTTTCCTCTGATAATCTTTCTTCATTCTGTTCAACCATAATGATATATCTTCTTGATACATTGCACCAATCAGCGACTTGCTGTTGTGTCTTGCTATTATAATATCTCAGGAATTTTAACTGTTCTCCACTGAGCATTTTATCCCTCACTTTCTACAAAAAATGGGACGACCTATACACATATAAGTCACCCCATAATTATTCAAATTATTCCCAATGAAACTTTACTTTCTTTTGGTTTTCTTTTTATGTGTATTTTATTTACCTGTAGGTAATACTGTCTTAGCAACAACGATTGCTGTATCATCAGTAAGAGCCATAGCATAAAACTGAGATAAGTAAATTGTTGTCTGTCTGAGAGATGCATCCCTTGCAGTTTCAGCGAATGGATTCTCTTTTGGAATGTAAGAGATAGCGTTCTTCTTCATTACAAGGATAAATCCCTCTGTATTTGTTGTATCATAGAGACGATCAGATAATACAACTGGAATGTTGAGAAATTCACCAATCACTCCGTTTACTGCAATACCGTTACCATCCTTTGTCATTGTTCTCTCACGAGAAGTGAACATATCCATCTTGTAGAAAGATGGTGCAAAGAGAGATGAGATAACGATAGCATCAAAATCTGCACTGTCTCTGTCGTCACCGTAAAGACCGAGAATAGCAATCATCTCGTCCTGTGTTACAGTGTTCTTAGCACCTAACTTATATTTAAGTGGGGACTTTAATGCCTCTGCAATAGCATCAGTATCATATTTTCTACCAACTGCGATTGCCTGCTGCTCTGCTGCTTCATTGATAGCGTTACCAAGTTCAACCTCAGAATCATAATCTGCAACTTTTACGGCTGGTGCCTGGATTGCTTTGATTGTAGCAGTTGTAGATGTCTGCTTCATCTGTGTTACATCCATAGGAGTATTGATGTCCCAATCCTTAGCATCTCCGATATAACCCCACTTAGGCATAGTTAATGTCTCACCGACTTTGCCGTGGAGTTCTCCTAAGTTTACAAGGAACTGTGCTACCTTGCACTTGCCTGTAATCTTTTCTCTTACGAGAGCAGAATATACATCAGGCACAATAACATTAGTGTTAATTGTACTCATAAATTTTCACCATTTTAACCTTTCATATTTTCTTTAATTTCCGACACATCTGACTTAATCTCTTCAAGGTCAGATTTGTATGTATTCAATACCGTCACAAACTCAGCGTTTGTCTTTGATAATCTTTCATTGGTTTCCTGTGCATTAGCCAGAACAGTGTAAAGTTTTTCCTCACGCTTCTCTGACTGTGCTGTGAACTTCTCAAATGCTTTATAGATAAACCATCCTAAAGCAAGTACACAGACAATAGGAAAGCCAACAGAAGTAATCAATGTTTGAATTGTATTTACGTCCATTAGACCACCTTTCCCATTGAATAAGTGGTCATCACCACCTATTTATTCAATGCTTGATAAAGTGAAGGATTCTCTGCATAAAGTTTTGCCCTCTCTGCATATCCCATCTTCTTAAAATCTTCCCTTGTAATTCCTTTTGAGGTCTGGTGATTTGATGGTTTGTTTGATCCGTTGAGAAAGTAGTTACCGAACAATGCACCTACCTCTTCTATGGTCTTATCCATGTCCTCACCGACATTTAAGAACTGTGCTAATCCTTCTGGAAGTTCTTTCTCTTTTAATTTGCTTGCAAGCGTCATTGACTTTTCCTTATTAGCAAGTTCTTTCTCTTTACTTTCGAGAGCAGAAATTCTTTCCTCTAATGCTTTCTCTGCATCAGATTTCTCAACTGGCTTTAATCTTGCAATCTCATCATTGACAGTTTTAAGTTTCGCACTGTAATCTGTACGCACCTTATCTGTTTCTGACTGAACATATTTAGACACAAGAGCCATCTGCTCATCTGTTAAATTCAATTCTTTAATATCCATCTTTTAATCCTTTCTTGTTGCAGTCGGTACGCCCTAAGTTAAATTTAGTTCGTGTGGCTGCCCCATAAAAACTTTTGATATATTTTAA